TTTGTAGATTGTATGGTCCATTGCTTGGCCAGCAGTCTGCTGAAGAGCAACAACGATACAGTTGTCGGCGTGACAGTGTCGCCAAAGGGCAACTTCCACATCATCAAGATCTGGAATACGACGACCACCGTCTCAGACCGCAAGTTGTTCAGCCCTACACTCAAGATGAAGTTGGGTGACGACATCGCTTATAAGGCTCATAATTTACGTCCCAAGTAATATAAGAGTTATTCATGTCGGTTGTACCCCCTTTGTCGGGGCCACCCCTTTACAGATACATTCCCGGAGTGGGCAAAGTTGGAACGACACAGAACGGCCCAATTGGTGCGACGGGACCGCAAGGAGTACCTGGAACTTCGGTGGCGACAGGCGCAACTGGAAACACTGGACCGACTGGAAATACTGGACCGACCGGATTACCTGGAACGGCTACAAATACGGGTGCTACAGGTCCAACTGGACAGGCATCCACTGTGACAGGGCCAACCGGCAATACCGGCCCGACTGGCAACACGGGTCCAACCGGCATCGTTGGACCCATAGGCACGTTTGGTCCTCTCGGCAATGTGTTGCGCGTGGATGCGGTGAATGGCAACGACACTCTCGCCAATGCCGCGGCTCCTTATTTTTCTGTTCCATTTCTAACGATTACCGCAGCATTAGCCAAGGCTGCTTCAGGACAGACTGTTTGGGTTCTGCCTGGAACATACAACGAATCCATTACCATTCCTACAGGAGTTGCTGTCCGAGGAATGAACCCACAAACAGTGCTCATCCAACGGACAGGTGTTACGGGTGCGACAACCCTTGTAACAATGGGAGTCCAAACCCGTTTGGAAGATGTGACGTTATCTCTAACATCCGCGTCAAATGTTGATTTAATCGGTGTTGACTTCCCGACGGGAACGCCTCAGACAGCAAAACTCCGAACCATGGTTGCGAACGTAACGTCTACTGCGACAGGTCTATGTAGTGTAACAGGTGTTCGGTCAGCCGGAACGTCGTCTACTGCTATTTCGTCTGCGAACGCGACCCGAGGCATTACGATCAATGTGTCTGCGGACGGGACAGGCGCCAATCGTGGTATCCTCGTGTCTGCCGCAAATCGTTTCGCAGTTCGTGACACAAATGTCTTTATCAGTGGCGCAGGGGCAAACAACGTGGGGGTAGAGACAACACATGCGAGTGCTATTTGTGAGTTGAAGATTTCCACAATCGCCAGTGTTACCACCAACGTTGATCTAACGCTCCATCACGATATCAACCGAACCCTTGGACTTATTGTTCTCACGGCCACCGACTTGTTTCACAACGACGCCAACGGGAACTCTTTTACGACTACCTCTGAACCCTCCAATCTTTTTTTCGGGATGATTGGAAACCCTGGAACAGATAGACGATATTACCTCGTTCCAGGAACAGTTCCACTCGCAAGCATTCCAAATACTTCGCATACTACCTGGACTGCCGCAAACGTCTTTCCGATTCCATGGAATCAACCTGTGATTGTGTTTACATTCACGCTCAACTTTACAGGGACACTTGGGGTGGGAGTGACACTGGATTTCAATATTCATCGGGGCATCGCAGGGGCAACACCTGCGGAGACACCTGTTCTTACGATCCAATTAGCTGCGGGACAAACAACAAAAACGATTACTACAATCTCTGCTGTGTATAATCAAGGAGATACGATGGCGTGCACTCTCGTAACAACGGGCAATCCAGGAACAGGAACATTCGTGGGCATCGTTGGGACGTATTAATACCTTCTAGAAACACAATGGTCAAAGTAGCCTATACCGTGGGGAGGTTTCAGCCTCCTACAATCGGACATCAAAAACTTATCAATGCCGTACTCTCTGCTGCCGGACCTGGCGGAAAAGCGTATGTCTTCGTATCCTCTACCCAAGGAACGGGCAAGGAGAAACTGAAAAATCCACTGACATCGGCCCAGAAGATACCGATCCTTACGCATATGTTTCCGTCCGGTGTAGAGTTTGTGGACACGCAAGTCTGTAAGGACGAAGGGCATCCGTGCGGCGGAGCCCTCGCAGCATTCTACTATCTGACCGAACAGAAGGGCATCGCACCCGAAGACATCACCCTCGTCGTTGGGGATGATCACGAGAAGAACTTTGGCGCAAAGGCAGATATCTGGAAGCGGCGTGAAGAGAAGGACAGATTTGGTCCGGGTGGAGTCAGTCCGACCGAGGCCAACTTTCTGTATGTGAAGAGCGACAAACGCAACCCGAATCCGGAAATCAAGGATGCTGACAATATGTCCGGCACAAAGGCACGCCAGTATGTCAAGCTAAATCGGTTGGACGATTTCTATGCTGCGATCGGATATGGACCGACAGAAGAGAAAGGTGCTGCGAAGAGTGTGTATGATACGATCAAGCGGGTTGTAGGAGGAAGTCGGACCAAGGGCGGTGTTGACACATCAGAGGTTATGTTTAGCGCGGACGCCGAATTCAGTTACGCAAAGAAGACTATACGTCGCAAGAGGCGGTCTCATAAGAAGACTAGGCGGAGCAAGGCATCAAGCAAAGCTTAATGTCACCCAGGTTCGCAATCACATACCGAATCATCAAAAACCAATCGTTCTTCATATGGATCTCAAGATTGTTCGACAGATTACTACACTTGGTGAAGAGCACGAGATGTGGCAGACTAAATGTCCCCGATACAATCTCTTCCGACTCCTTTTTCGTTATACTCAACTCCGACGCACTGTCACCCATCGTGACCGTCTGAGATGCGAACGGGCCCTTACAGGTAAATGTAAGGGTATTGCCAACATTCTTGATATCGACTGTCTTGGCCGCCAGCAGTGTCATGTCGCGACACGTCTTCTGGAAGTCCAGCGAAGGCATAGTGATGCGAGTGGCAAACTCTGTCTCGGGCATCGTCATGTCCGAATCATCGCGATCCAACAGGTTGAGCTTGTACCGAATGCGACGCTTCTTCTCACCGTTCTCCAGAGTGATCGTCAGATGATTGCTCTCTGACTTGGAGACACTGAACGTGATCGTGTCATCGTTCGTCACAGTCTTGACCACCCTGTAAAAGTGATCCGTGTTCAGACCGACATCCAAACGCGGCGCCGAGTGGTTATACTCGTAATGCTCAAACTTGTTCGCATGAAGCCGCATGTGAGTCAGAACCGTTCGGGTATTGTCCATCGCGATCATGCGGATGCCATCCTTGTCAAACACAAGTGACATCTCCACGAGCATGGATTTCAGTCCCTCGGCCAATGTCCTAATGGGCGCGGTTTGAACGGTTTTTGCGATTACGAGATCGTCGGACATTTTGTTTACCCCCGCGGCGAGTCCTTAACTTCTTTTTCCGCAATCCACCCCGTGGGTAGATCCGTAGCACACACTCGTTTACTCGCTGATAGGTCGCAGTATCTCCTCCCTTGTCTGGATGATTCGTCTTAGACCATTTGAGAAAATCCCTCCGGCTCTTGATCTCGAGACCCTCTAGGACATTCTTACACTCATCATCTCGCATCTCCTTCTCGTCGGTCTGTTCAGGTCGGGCTTCAGCCTCGGGTTCTGCCTCCTCTGTTTCCGGCTGTGGCATTGGGGAAGGTTCAGGGATAGCCTCGGGCTCAGGGACTGGTGTAGTCTCCTGCTCCTTCTTGAGATCCTCCTTCATAGTCTCGGCGGCTTGCTGTTTAGCATCCGAGCTGGATGCGGCATCCTTCTTCACCTCCTCGGGTGCCTTGCGCAGAGCCTCCTGGATGACTTCGCGCACTTCGTCGGGAGTCTTGCCCGTCGTCCTGGTAAGTTCCAATACCACCTCATTGAGAGTTCCACGGCGAGACAGCATACTGGAGGTCTTTGCGATGAACGCCTTAATAGCCGTGTCTGTCTCAGGGGACTTTGGTAGCTGTTCGCCGACAAGTTCAAACGCCTTGATAAGATGTGCTCGCGATGCGCTACGAAAAGCGTATTCGTCCACCTGGACTGATTTGAGCTGGCCCTCCTTGGACGCCTTCTCTTTCTTGAGTTGCTCAATCGCATTCTTCAATGTTTCAACTTCCGTCTTGAGTTGTTCCTTCTCAGACGTCTCGGTTCGGAGACTCTCCTTGATGGTATTGAGCTCGTCCACACTTCCTTTGATGGAAGAAACTTCTGCGGCAACCTTCTCATCAATCATTTTCTGCTGGTCCTTGTTCATGATATTTGCGCCGTATCCCGAAATGCCCGTGACGGCAGAGAGGACGCCGAGTGCGATTGTTCCCGGTTCAAATCCGCCCTTCTTACTTATACGACGTCGGCCCACCATTGCTTCTATCTAGATAAACGATTTGCGGACATGTACGGATAGAACACCAGAGAAAGCAAAACGAGTAAGACTGCAATGTCAAATATCACAACGACCTTCTTGTATTTGATGGGCAACGGTGGGAACTCGGGTGGCACACCTCCGTAGGGTTTGAACCACCCAATCAGTGCCCCAAAAAACGTGGGACCGAGTTTGTCGTTACAGTCGTAAATGTAGTCATACCATGCCATCAGCACATAAGCCGCCATTGCCAAGATAAACGCAAACACTACTTCGTGTTGCCAATACTTCTGGTGGGGCATAAAGTAGATGGAAATCACAAACGCAGAAAACACAATACATTTTTCATTCAAGTACAGTGGAGTTCCGAAGAGTGCCACCCCCATTTGTTCTAGACAAAGAACTTACTCGGAATCCGAGTCCGACTCAGCCCCGCCCTTCTTTGACTTCTTTGTCTTTGCCAGCCCAAACTTGCCCTTCCGCGTCTTGAAGCCAAGCTTGACCAGACGGTTCTCCTTCTTGGCCTTCATGGACTTCTTCTTGGACACAATACGACCGGCCTTGTTATACTTCAGGTCGGTCTTCGTGAGGCCGCCTGGCGTCTTATCTGCGGTTCCATGCATAACTTGTGCTCGTGAACCAGTTGTCATTTGTCATTGTTCAATATAATTTTGATAAGCGACCCGTTCGGTTGAGAGTGGTAATGATGTTTGTGGGCTTGGGCGTATTCTGGAACGCATTCTGTGGTGCAGAAGGTTCGCTATAGATGATATTCTCAACTCGACCGCAATATATATCATTCGTGTATGTGAATGGAAAGGCGGTAAGGACTTCAAACGGACGGAACCTCCACGTTTGGCTCGAATGAATAAGCATGACACCAGTCACCTTGGGATATACGCAATCAATTAGGAAGTCCTGATCCACCCCCATGCCATGTCCTTTAGCGTTCGACACTTTGTGTTCGGTATACAGGTTCTTGATGTTGATGCCGTCAATTTTGCGCATGCCCCAAAGACCGCCCATCACAGCAGTTGCGTGTTGGGGATTGTCGCGGATACAGTGGAACTTCGCTGTAGGATGGTTCAGAAACTCCTTAATGGCCCATCGGTCCTTCCAGTGGATACGACTGTCGGCATCGCGAGAAAACATCACATCTACCTCTGGCTCATCAATCGCAAAGAAGCGGTGAATCATATTTACCGGACCCGTTTCGTGTGTGAATCGGAGAATGACATTCTTGCGCACACGCAGCTCGATAACAAACTCGTCGGGAACATCGTTGCCAACATAGACGAATATGTATGCCTCTGGAAAGTATGTTTGCGCCAATACGATGTTTTCCAGAAGGCCTGTATAATACAACCCATTCGGCGGGTTGTAGATACAGAATGAGAACGCGCAAACCATATTGGCTATTATTATTCATTAGCTTATAAATGAAAACGCTTCTTCTGATCTCGGGGTCGTTGCGATCATTCCGAGAGAACATCCATCGCATGGGCAACCATGATATCGCAGCCTATGTGTCTCTCGACGACGAGGATACATATCTGAACTTGGAAAATCTGAAGTTTGTTCTCGAAGAACCACGTATCAAGACGGTCATTCTAGAGCACACACCTATCATACCCGAGCAATACATGGATGAGAGACGTAAGAACATCTACAAGCAGTGGTATAAGCTACATCGTCTCTGGCAGAGCGTTCCAAAGACATATGGCACGTATGTGCGAATCCGGCCAGATGTTTGTCTGTGCACTCCGTCAGAGCTGGAGGATGCGCTACAGTCGCAGCACACACTCGCGATCCCAATTGGGAACGATCGAGATGGCATAAACGATCAGATTGCGATTGGAACGGAAGAGGGCATGGATCGCTACTGTGGAGTGTTGAAGTATCTGTGCGAGTATTCCGATCAGACATCCGAGTATATTCTACACGACTATCTTCGAGGTATGCCGATTGTTCGGATAGATATGCAGTACAAGCTTGTGCTCTCTACGGCCAAAGTGATTGCGATAGCGGGTGATTCGGGATCTGGGAAGTCAACGCTCTGCACTCTTATTCGTCCACTGTTTCTATTTGACAAGGTGTTGG